ATGCCTGAGAGCCTTCTGGGTATCGCTTCATGTATTCGTTAGCTGACATAGCATGGAGCAGGAACCCGTACTGAGCGTCAGACTTGTCTTGCAGGTAGGCAGCAGGGTCAAACCATACCCTATCAATGAAGTTAGCCACCGGCTCAATGACGAGGTCTTGGTCAAACGATTGTGGGTCAGTGTACTTGTGCGACACCATCCAGCCATCGTAGCCAGCCGTTGCCATGCCGCGACCAGCGTTGATGTAGATGTCTTTGGCTCGACTCATGGCCTCAATGTTTCTTACGAGACCATCAATGACCATTGCTGTTTCTTTGGATGCTGGGCCAGACATTGGGCTGACCTTGATGTCAAAGTCTGCCTGCTCAATCTCAGCAGTCACCTGATCAACAATAGGGTTGACCATGTCGAACGTATAACGGGGCTTGCCAGCGTTGTTAGTCCACCAGTAGGGTTCCCACTGGCCGTCACGCTTATCGCAAAAAAGGTTGGCCTCACGCGCTTTCTCACGGTTATCGTGATCAGCCTCCTGTGCAGCAGAAAGTAAGTTCAGGACTGTCTGATGACTATCAAAGTCGATCTGGTAATCAGTCTCTGTGTATTTAGCCATCATGACCACCCTTTAAATTTGATCGTTGCGACCTTCTCAAGCTTAGGCTTAGGTCGGTACATTGCCATCATTAGTGCATCGCCCATGTTGGGTGACGGTATCTCGTATGGCTTCTTCGCCATCTCAATCTTGCTCATAATCTGTATTTTACCACTATTTGTACGTTTAAGCGGTATCCGACACACTTCTGAGCGTAGCTGATCGAGTTTTTCAATACTCGATGACAGTGAGAACATCTCATCTGGATTTATGTACTCACCCTTGCTGACAGCCCTGTGCGTTGCCTCGAACCTGTCTCGCAGCCTCCAGTAGTACTGTGCGCGTTTGTTGGCAAAGGTCTCGCGGTTGCTCTTGGCTCTCTGGCTACCACCATCTGAATACGGTTGGTCAGCGTCCTCTGGTGACTCTGATCCCTTGTACATGACGTAATCTATTTTCTTGTTTTCCAGTGCGGCATCAACTTGTCGTTTGAGCGATACACCCAATCCATCACAGTCCCAAACAAAGTAGTCAGCACGATCACTGAGTGCTAGGTCTAAAGCCCAGTCCATGCCATCAGCAGACTCGCCTGTGATCTTCTCAGTGACGTTTAAAACCACGTTACCATGCCTGACTGCGTAACCCTTCGAGTCGCCACCAGTGTCGCTAGGATCGTGACTGGCAATGATTGCGCCCTCGGCCTTCCAGCCCAGCTTGATATGGGAGTCGATGGCCGACTCAAACCAGTCCACTGGAATGATGGTGTCCTCGACCTCATCGTAGAACTCACCAAGCCAGATGTGCCTGTATAAAGCTGTCGTCAGGTTAGCCTGATCGTATGCTCTCTCCTGCTCAAGCACTGCTGGGAAGAATGGATTGTCGTTAAAGTTTATCCAGATGATTAGGTGCATGTCATCTTCGTAGTAACCTTCTGACCTAAGCTGCTTCTCAAAAGGCTTGATGAACCTTTGGCTGAACGGGTCGGCTATTGATCTTGGGTTAGCAGTCATCCAGATTTCAGAGTCTTCTACCCGCAGCGTTGGCGTTAGAGCCTTGAGACTGTCAGAGCTAATGGTCTGAGCCTCTTCTACCCAGAACCTCTTGAAGCCGTACATGGACTTGATGCCTTCAGGGTTCCTTGCCAATCCTCTGAACTTAAATACATCCTCACCGCCATGCTGTATTGCGTTAGCCTGGACGTTGAAGCCTTGCAGCCCTAGGCGCTCAATCTCTCCGCTTAATAGAGAGAGTACCGAGTCATCCATTGTTACTTGATATTCGCGGAAGCAGGCTGTCTTGATGCCCTTAGTCTGAGCATCCATCAAACAGATGTCGCCAACCGATTGGCTTTTGCCTGAGCCTCTTCCACCTATGAGAATCTTGAACCGCTTAGGCTTGTTGATCAGAGGTAGTAGTTTACTTGGCAGCGTCATTTCGGGCATCGACAACCCTCACTGTCCATTCTGTTTTGATAGCTCCACCGTCTGCGCCTGTTAGCTCTTGCTCTGTCTTGTCCTTCCATCCGAAGTTGTTTTTTAGTGAGAAGATTGAGCCGACTGGTGACTGCTGGTGTAGCCTTTTCTCTAAGAACATTTCGACTCTTTGCTTTGCTCTTTTTATAGTCGCATAAAACTCTTCGTTCTCTCCGTACCTTCTGAGAGATTCTGTATTCATATCAAGATGATACGCTAGTCCTGAGATTAGCGGAGGATTGTCGTCATCACATGATGCAAAGTAGCTGTCTATTTTAGCCTGCATCTCTTCGACTGATTTAAACTTTAGTGGTCTGCCGCCTGGCATTACTCGTACCGCGCTGCTTTTGGCTTGGACTTCTTTGCCATCGACAAAGCAATAGCAACAGCCTGCTTCTGTGGCTTGCCAGCGGCCATCTCTGTCTTAATGTTCTTGCTGACCGTTTTCTTACCGTAACCCTTCTTCATTGGCATACATTACCCCTATTAAAAAACGCCCCATGTTTCAGGGGCGATAAAGGAACCACACACACAACAGGATATGCCAGTCGGATTCTGGCCTCCTGATTGTACCGCTTTAATCAAAAAGCTGCATCATAGATTTACCCTATTAATATCATACTTATTCATTTAAACGATTGTGTAATATTATATTGCAATGCAATACGGTTGTGGTAAAGTAACTACATCGGCAGCACAAAGCGGCCACACACAGAGGATAAGAAAATGTTTACAGTAGAAACAGTTAGCAAAATTACGCAATCAGTAAATGATTTTAATACACGTCTGGATTTTTCACGCAGCATCAAATCGATTATAGATGCCGAGTACGCTGGCGTAAAAATGACCGAGGGCGGCGGGCTGATTAGGTCAGACGCTGCTGTAGCAATAGATGATCGCATAGCATCTGTAATGCAGCAGGCGGGCTACGCTGCTAATGACGGGTATGAATTAGCATGTGAAATCTGGGGCGCAAAATGAAAACAAAGGCCATTTACTAAAACCAACCACGGCCACGGACGGCCACACACTGAGGATAAACCATGAACGATAAAGCAATGAGCGCAACCAGTTTAAGAATGCCTGACGGCCTGCTTAGGCAGCTCACCAAAGCTGCTCACAAGTGTGAGGTATCTCGCACCGAGTACATCAACCAGGCTCTTCTGGAAGCCGTGAACAAGACTTTAGGAATTAGCAATGAAAGCAAAAACAATTGATGCCATCTGTGGTGTTCTTACTTGTTTGATCTGCGCTGGCATGTTCATGCTGGTGCTGCTGTAATCAAAGTGCGCTGGCTTATGGCTGGCGCTTTTTTATTACTCTTGTCTTTTTGTTAAATATTGTTTTAATTCTTTTCAAATACTCTATTTCAAACCGCTTTGGCTCGTTCTGGCTCTCTAACCATTCAACCAGTGATTCTCCGTAACGCGCTTTGAGTCTTATCCTGTATTCCAGTAAATTGCCGCTTTTGCTTGTGTTGCACTGCTGGCAGCTTGCGTAGACGTTTTTAAGGTTAAACCGTAGGCTTGAACAGGCTCCGACACTGCGATAATGAGAAGCGTGTCTTTGATGGGTTCCGTTGTCTGGCTTGCCGCATGAGACGCAAGGCTTTCCCCTATCCCTGATCCTCACGTATGCGTTGACCGCCGCCTGAGCCTCTGTCAGCCATTCTGTCTTGGTCTTGATCTTATCCTTGCGGGTCTTGGTCTCTGCCTTGTGTTGGCGTTGTCTAGCCTCTTGAGCCTTGTCAATGCCATGCCCAGCCATGCAATCTACTGTGCAAAATCCTTTTGCTTGCCACTTGTCTGACAGCTTGGCTGTGGGTAGTGGTGTCCTGCATGAGTGTCTGCGGCATTTTCTCACTCATCTGCCTCGCAATATACTAAATGCTGTTGCTGCCACGATTGGAACTTGTCCATTGCCAATGGCTTTAAGTCTGTCCACTCTGTCGGCCAGCCCATTCGCAATTCCGAATGAGTTGGGTGCGGGTATGTCATGCCGTATTCCAGCTTGATGTAGTCGCGCCATTGATCGAATCGCAGTTTCCCGTTGTCTTTTCTCGCTGCTGTAGTCCCGCCCTTCCAGTCCGTTGCTAATGGAGTCGGCAACAATCCAGATTCTGTCTCTCCTGTGATCAAAACCGGCGAAGTCAGCTCCCAGCACACCCCATGTAGCATTAAACCCCAGCGAGGCCAAGTCTCTAAGGACTGTTCCAAGTCCTCGAACAGTGAGAGCTGGACTGTTTTCCAGGTAAACGAGACTGGGTCGAACCTCGCCAATGATCCTTGCAAACTGTGACCAGAGTCCAGATCGCTCCCCATCAATTCCGTCTCCATCGCCTGCGGTTGATATGTCTTGGCATGGAAATCCTCCTGATAAGACATCAACAATGCCCCTCCACGGTTTTCCGTTAAAGGTCTCGACATCACCAAAGATTGGAAACCAGGGAAGGCAATTGTCTTTTTGCCGTGTTGATAAGACTTGCTGGCAATATCCATCGATCTCGACTGCACACACTGGTTGGTGTCCGAGTAGTAAGTCGGCAAGTATCCCTCCACCAGCGCCTGCAAATAGGTGCATAGTTCTGAGTCGCTGCAATTTAATGCCCCTCCCATTATTCCTTGTCCTTGCTCGGCCATAAGGGTAGCGTGATCCCATGATGACCGGCGAACCGACTGTGAATAACTTCGTAGACTTTGTTGTACTCAGGACGGTATGCCTGAGTTGTTGATTGCTTTCCAATAATGGCTTCCTGGACCGGCCTCCAGATGTTTTCTTTAACCGTGTCCTTACTCCATGGGATAGTCCACTGCTTACCAGTTGGCAGGTTGACCACCATCTCAAGCCCTGCATTGTTTAGCTCAATGGCTACCAGCTCACACCATAGGTGCAGGCTGGCATTCTGTGTATCGGTTCGCTGTTGACCAGTTGACCACTTAAAGCTGACGTATTTGTGCTTTTTGTACAACTCCGCAGCGTGAGCCAGAAAGCCACCGAGTTTACTGTCAGAGTTGACCACCCACTGCTCACCACTCATAGCCAATACTCTGCGATCCGTTTGCCGTTGATCTTAATCAGTTGAGACTTGACCTCATGCCCAACGTCCCGCAACTCCTGAACCCTTGCTGCAAGCCGAAAGCAGGCAAACAGGTTAAGTGCTTCTAGTGATGTCAGTTTGTTGCCTTTTTCCAAGTGCTTAAGTATTTGCTGTGTTTGTGTCATTGTTATGCCCTCAATTAATGGCTTTTTATCTTTTTTATGAAGCCTGCTGGTGGGTTAATGATTATGTCTTTGCTCGTGTCTTCCATCAGTAACTGCATAATCTTAATTGCAGTCTTCACAGCAGCAGATATTTCTTCCATGGTTGTACTCTCAGTCAACGGTGGATCGCATTTCATCATGGCCTCATACGCACCCTTGCCTAAAACAGTGTTTTCTACATCGCTAATTGTGATTGTAACTACCGTCATTGTTTTACCCTCAGTGTGACCAGCTACGGTCTGTTATCCGATCTATTATTGATGCCTGCGTTGGTTTAACTACAACTTGTTGCCTGTTTGCAGCCTCGTGCCGCCTTTCCAATTCAGCCTTGATGTACTCCATTGTCGGAGCCTGCCAGCCTTTGTCGATTGATAGCTCAATAGCTCTGTCAGCAGTGCAATCCAGTTGCTGGGCGCACTTGCAAGCCTCGACCATTGCTCTTTCAAACGCTCGTTGGGTCAGGGGCTTCTTAATAAGCTTGCGA